CATTGAAAACAAAGCACGTGTAATTGTTGAGCAGTTGGCCGACAAGGAGATCAACCGTATGGAGGACCTATACAATGGGTTCGTTACGTGGGTGAACGAGCCCGGTAACGCTATAATTTCACCTTATGGTCATGCCAGTAATCCAAATCCGGTAGACATTTATGGTAGTGTTTCCAAGTATGTTTACATGACCAAGTATGAGAAGTGGGATCGTGAGCTGGGTGAATATGTTTTACCTACCTCATACCCAGATACCTACCGTGAGCGTCGTGAGATGTTTTACAACAAACAACTTGTTAATATGGTTGAGGAAATCCGTTTGATGGCTCAGGGTCAAGAATTTCGTTACCGTGAGGATTTTATCAAGGCTAACATGTATAAATTGAACCGTGCCTTGGCTAAACACCTTACCAATGATATGACTGCCAGTGATATTAAAGTTAATGTTGGTGGCGATGGAGCCGAGGTTACTGCCCGCATTGGTGATATGTTGTTCCGTACATTCGGGACATTGTGTGGTGGTTATATCCAGTGTTATCACTACCGATATCGTTCATCGTTGAAATAACGATCTTACAACATACGGTTCCAGTACCACATTAGCGGGTACTGGGATCTCTATACGTACGTAATTTATACCGGTGGAGATGGTTATTAGATATATGTTAGATAGTTGTTATATATTATATAGGGGGTTGGGCGGCGGTACGCCGTATATAGTACATTATAATATCCCACGATCGCCGATATCCATACGCGCGTGGATATGCCGGGAGAGGGGTGTTTGATGCATTCACAGATCACAAACGATCCTCGACCATCGAGCATGTATATACTTATATCCCCATAATGCGATATGCGTTTTCCATTTAACCCCTTTGGTATATTTATTACGGACCACAAAAGAGTCTTTTAAACGAAATTTCACGCGTCGACAAAAATATATACTATGGCAACCTACACACCTGCTCAAATGGCTAAGTCTGGAGTACTATCCACACAGACATTCACATCTGGCTCCACCGTTACAATCACTATCACCAATAAACCTCCTAGAGAAGTTGGTTCGACTTATTTTACAATTTCTGCTCCAACTCAAGATGCTTCTTTACCACTTTATTTTGTTGGGAGTACTTTTGTTCCTACTAATGTAGATGATATTGTTGTTGATACAGCAGGCAATCATTGGGCTTGTGTTATTCCAAATGATGGAGGTACTTCTTCTTTAACTTGGACTACAGCAGTTACAATCCCTACCGGTGGGGTTTATATTCAAGGAACAGGAGGCATAGGAGCTACAATTTCTTAAGCTTCCTTCGCCATAAGATTTGGCTACCCAACTCCTCGTTCGTATATTTACCACATAAGAAATAAAGGTTATGAATAAAAAAGGAGATCAAGTTTTAGAGTTAATTACCGGTTACGCTAATGGTTTCATCACCGATGATGAGTGTATGGAAATGTGTGACCTAGTAATGAATGAGATCACTGTTATTAATAATTAAAGGTTATGGCAAACGAGAAAGCATTTAAGATTATTGCGATTGAAGATCAAATCGCTCAATTCTATCAAGGTCACTTGACAGAGGTTATGTTGTTGGATTCGATTGGGGAGATTCTTAACAGCTAATTCTAATATAAAGAAATTTGGTTCCCCAGGAAATGTTTCGTATATTTACCACGTTAAAAAATAAATGTTATGATGTACACAATTGATCAAGCCCAAAACGAATTTTTGACAAAAGAGCAAATTCGTGAAATGGCTCCTTCTGTTTTTACTATGAAAGCAGATAAGAAAAACACTTCTAAGCATTATGTTCACATTCCCACCGAAAAGGTAATTGACGATATGTCTGCTTTGGGTTGGAATGTTGTTGATGCTAAAGAAGTTCGTGCTCGTAAAGGCAAAGGATATCAAAAGCACATGGTTGTGTTTGGAAATGATGATCTAGTTGTGAATGGAAAAGATGGAGATACAGTTATGCCTCGTATCTTGATGACCAATTCACACGATGGAAAAAATGCCTTCTCATTCCAAGCCGGTTTGTACCGATTAGTTTGTTCTAATGGTCTTGTTATTGCAGATGCCGAGTTTGCATCAATGAAGATTCGTCACATGGGTTACGATCTTAATGAATTATCCGCAGTAATCGCGGAAATCGTTGAGAAATTGCCATTGACAGTAGAGTGTATGAATAAGCTTAAAGCTAAAAAGCTCTCTCAAGAAGAGAAAGAGAAATTTGCACTTGAAGCTATCGGATTGCGTTTTGATACTAAAGGAAAAAAATTCGAAATCGCAGAAATTCTTGAACCTACTCGTAGAGAGGATTATGGTGATGATATGTGGAGCGTGTATAATGTAATCCAGGAGAAGATCATCCACGGATTGTTTGAGTACGGTGTAGGATCTAAATCCCGTAAAGCACGTAAAATCAAGAACTTCCAACAAGATACGAAGTTGAACCAAGATCTATACGAACTAGCATTAAGCTACGCAGCATGATGAATTACATGTTTGATGATAACAGTGGTGATATGGGGAATGAGGGTATTACACCCGAAATTTCCCAGGTCACCCCTAAAACCATCTGGGTAAATGGATGTTTTGATGTGATACATGCGGGGCATATTGAGATGTTGAAGTATGCTTATTCGCTCGGCCAGAGACTCGTCGTTGGATTAGATACCGATGAACGAGTTCAACAATCAAAAGGACCATCTCGCCCAATTAATAATTTTGTTAATCGTAAACGTGTAATGGAAGCTATCCGTTATGTGGATGAGGTAGTTCCATTCGGTACGGACGAGGAATTATTCGATGCTATACGCAATTCTAACGCGTGTACTATCGTAGTAGGTGAGGAATACAAGGGTCGCGTTAAAGGAGCCGATATAGTAGAAAATATCACGTATTTTCCTCGGTTATACGATCTTTCTACCACTAAGATTGTGTCGAAGTAGTATATACGTATTTATAGATATTAATTTGTCTGAAGAGAAAAGTCGAGGTTTTTAAAATTAAAGTTATGCCAAGAATTACTGAAGAAGAAGCTCAACAATTTATTTCCTTAAGTGATGATTTTACGGGAAAAACTGTTTTAGATTGCCCTTTTTATACTCTTACACCAACTGATGACGGTTGGGATAAAGTTACATATTATACTAAACGAAAAGTTAATATGTACGCTAATAAAGATGGAGATTATGACTCTTGGGTTTATATCTTATCAAACCCTACTATGCCCAATATGTACAAAATTGGCTTTACAAAGAATACACCTGAAGAACGTGCTAAACAAATTTCAAATTCTACGGGTGTAGCTTTACCTTATAAAGTTGAATGGGCTTTTCACTGTTATAACGGAATGAGCCTAGAAGGAGAAGTTCACCGTTATCTAGAAGGAAGTCGTGTAAATGATAACCGAGAATTTTTTCAAGTTTCTTTAGAAGAAGCAAAAGAAGCTATTCAAGAACTTGGAGTTCGGTATCTTTAGTCGTATATTTAGGAATATTAAAAAAATAAAGGTCATGGACAATTTTAAAAAGCTACTTCAAGATACTATTGAAGATAATCGTGTTGAGATGTTATTTGAATCGCGGGAATACAGCGAAAATGAGCGCGTATACATGCGAGGCTATAATCAAGCGCTGGAGGATATGCTTGAAGATTTTGAATGCGAATACCGCGAGTTTACTAAAACGTTTCCTAAACCATCTTTAAATTAAAAATTATGAGTTACGCAGAAATGGATCAAGAATTTATGGATTTGGTTGAAATGGCATTTGAATCTGATCTCCGTGTAGAAATTATTTTTGAAGCACTTAAAACTATGCAAGAACATCCTATGGCTTCTCCAAAACTTGCTTTGGAAATTGGTATGAGAGAGTGGGATAAGTAAAATTTTGGTTGTATATTTATCAAAAAGAAGGAAATGACACAGGAAAAAGCAGATTTAATTAATGCATTGGTTGAAATTGAAGACCGAATTGATGAGTTGTGGGAGTTCCATCCAGACAACCCTCATCGTGTGGATGTTGAAGATGAATTTCACCGTCTTCAAGCGACTGTGGTTGCAATTCAAACACGAATTGAAGAAATAGGTGACGATGATGAAGATGACGATCTCATCTAAACCTTAAACGAGCCGTTGTGATGGAATAGGTAGACATGAGGGACTTAAAATCCCTTGGGCAGTAATGTCCGTGCCGGTTCGAGCCCGGCCAGCGGTACTAAGATTAAGTTCTTTGACATATTGGATTAAAAGATAACTGACGAACCTCGTGTAATGAAATCGGCTGTAGATTTTGCTTAAAAGTAAAAACAACGGTCGTCAGTAAATGCATGGGGTGTTCGTTTAGCGGCAGGACACTTCCCTCCGAAGGAAGTAAGATGGGTTCGATTCCCATACACTCCACTATTTTTTAATCCTACAATATAAAAGGGGAGACAAACGTAAAATCCTAAGAATACAGTCGACGGACTGCTTAGGTAGGGACCTTGACGCTGCAAGCGCGCTAAAGAGGTGAAGCCCCTTACTTATGGTCCGGTAGCTCAGCTGGATAGAGCATCTGCCTTCTAAGCAGACGGTCACAGGTTCGAATCCTGTTCGGATCACTACGCGCTTATAGCTCAGTTGGTTAGAGCATCCGACTCATAATCGGCAGGTCCTAGGTTCAAGCCCTAGTAGGCGCACTTAAACGTGATTTTTCGTTCTTTTACATTATATTTACCATTGGAAGATTGGCAGAGTGGTCGAATGCGGCAGTCTTGAAAACTGTTGTACCGCAAGGTACCGTAGGTTCGAATCCTACATCTTCCGCTCCCAGGCGTGTTAAAAAGACTGAGTCTAGCCTTCCGGGGGAGGTTGCACCTCGCACATCCAAAAGCGGAGTCAAAAGCCGAGTCGGTGGAAGCCCGTAACGCTTCCTCCCCCAACAATACAGCACTCCAGGGGTGCAAATGGTCCAATTAGATTGTGTATGCAATTAGCTCCTCAATCTCATGCATCTGCAGATAGTAAGGTGGTTGGACCTAAAAGCCTCAATAGCTCAGTTGGTAGAGCCACTGATTTGTAATCAGTAGGTCGGCGGTTCGAGTCCGTCTTGAGGCTCAAGGTTGAAAAACCAAAAATGCGAAAGTAGCTCAGTTGGTAGAGCATGACCTTGCCAAGGTCAGGGTCGCCGGTTCGAACCCGGTCTTTCGCTCCACGCAGTCAGATGCATCTGGTTTCTTTGTTCCATTCAAAAACAAAGTGGAGCTACAGTGGCAGGAAGGAAGAATCCCTTGGATATCTTCCTTTCTTTATTATATTACATATTATATTATAATTTTTTTATGGCTGATTTACATATTTTTGATGATTTTTATTCAGATGTTGATGAGGTAAGACAAATGGCTCTAAACATGGACTTTTCTGTAGAAGGAAACTACCCAGGATATAGAACCGCTCCTGTAGAAAATGAAGATGTTAAAAATGCTATTGGTAATTTAATTCGACCTTTTGCAGGTGAAATTGTAGACTGGAATAAAACTAAATATAATAGTGCATTTCAATATACAACTGCTGAAGATAGAAGTTGGGTACATGCTGATAAGTATAATACTTGGGCTGGTGTCTTATATTTAACCCCAAATGCTCCTTTAAGTGGAGGAACTGGGATTTTTAGGCATAAAGCTACAGGATTGATGAAAGTTCCTTATCTTGAAAATGGGGAAATGGATTTAGAAACATTAAATAAAATTGAAGATGAAGGTATAGATCCAACTAAATGGGAAATAGTTGATCGTATTGGGAATGTTTATAATCGTTTAGTACTATATAAAGGAGATTTTTTTCATACTTCTTTAGATTATTTTGGGACTGATAGATATGATGGTAGATTATTCCAAACATTTTTCTTTAGTAGTGAATATTAAATACAAGGGGAGTTCTTTGACATAATACTATTTTAACTATGGAAACACTATCTTTTACTTTAGGTGTATTGGCAGTGATCGATTTATTGATCGTTGCAGGTACGTTTTTGGTCTTAAAGACTTTGAACATCACCCGCAAACAAGCGGAAAACACTCAACGAGAGCTAGATGCTAACGTTAGAGAGTTACATTATGAGGTAGAACGCTACCGAAATGATTTATATGAACAAATTAACCGTGTTGAAGAACAAGTTGTTCGACACACCGACTCTAGAGTCGATAAATTAGAAGCTAAAGTTTACAAAGAATTTGATGTCTACGGACAGCAAGGTAAACCTTATTAATAACTAACCCGTTAAAGACTCCCCAAGTATTTACATAAAATACGCGATATTATGCAATATTATTACACTACCACCACCCTCGGTGAAATTAGAATTGAATATATTTATACACGTGAAAGCACAGGAGAAAATTAAAAATTTTACTCAAATAGTTCATTTGTACTATGCTGATGGAACTTTTTCAATTGATGAGGTTGAGGATTGGCTTGGAGAAATTGACTGTACTTTAAACGAAATAAATGATAAAAAAATAGTTTTTACTTATTTTGACGCATGGTACCCTACTAGAATGACAGTTTATAAAAGTGGTAGGGTAAGAGTAGAAACCGATCTGGATGAATTACCATGAATCTAAATAACATATTTAATGCTTTTGAAGATGATGCTCCTTTACAGGAAAAGGCAGCACTACTTTCACTTCAAGATACTCAAGCATTTAAATTAGGTATGTTTAAAAAGATTATTTGGAATCAAAAAAACATGGAAGCTAGAATGGATAAATTTTTAGAAATGATGCCTGAAATAGCTGAAAATGTAGATTTTGATGGTGATGCTAGTGAATTTGTTACCCATACCAGAGCTTGGTCTTATTTAAAAGATTTTGATCCTACTTCAAATCAAGGTAAAGATGCATTAAGAATATTCTCAGATGATTATACTAAAACGGCTTGTAAATTAGCTATTCATTTTTGGGAAGAACGAGAGCACTATGAAAAATGTGCACATATCAAAAAAGTTTTAGATCTCTTGTAAAATAACTTGCCCCCCTAAAATTTAGGTATTATTTTTGAGGTACAGGAGAAGAGAAAGAGAGAGAGAGGGAGGGAGAGATGTTTCCCAACGTCGCGACGGAAAAATAATTTAATAAAAATCAAATTTATGGCACTAAGAAATAAACAGTTATTCATTGATAAAATGAATCGTATTGATGGTAAACTTAAAACCATTCGTGTTATGTCAACACGCCAAGGTACTACGGTTCAAGATATCCATAAAATTTTAGATGAAGTAGAAGAACTTATGACCGATCTAGAAGATATGGTTGAACGTGAAGAAACAGTATACGGACGTTAATATTAAATAAAAGTTATGAATTTAACAGCAGAGCAAATCCAACAAAATTGGGAGAAATTTATTGGTCATATTGAAACACATATCCAATCTCCTCGAAAGGAAAAACTAATCGAATTTTATGAAAAGTATCAAGAGCGTGTTATGCTCATGCCTGCTGCTCATAAAAAAGAATACCATAATGCTTTTCCTGGTGGTTATGTAGAACACGTAAATAGAGTAATAGAAGCTGCTCTTGATATCTGTTCTGTGTGGATGAAATATGGAGTTGATACTTCTACATTCACAAATGAAGAACTTGTATTCTCTGCTATTAACCATGATTTGGGTAAAATGGGAGATGAAGAAAACGAATCTTATATCCCTCAAACTGACAAATGGAGAAAAGAAAAACTAGGTGAAGATTATATGTTTAACACCCAGGTCCCATTTGCTTCAGTTCCCGATCGAGGTTTATTTATGCTTCAGTCTCACGGTATTCAATATACATTTAATGAGATGCTCGCGATTCAAACGCATGATGGTTTATACGACGAGGGTAATAAAAAATATCTTTTCGCGTATATGCCCGAACAAAAACCACGTACTTCCCTACCATTTATACTACACCAGGCTGATTTAATGGCTGCTCGTATTGAGTTTGAGAGAGAATGGTTCCCTAAATTTAAAGGAGACGTGACCCCCGAAAAAAAGAATTTTACATTAGATTCTAAACCAAAAGCTAATACCAAACAACAAAAAGCTTTAGGTTCTATTCAAAGTGAAGGTTTAAAAAACTTATTAGATAACTTATGATTATTACTATTGTTATACTATCAGTTCTAGTAATTGCCCTAGGGTATACTACATATAACCTTCTTCGTAAAAATGAAAAACAAGAGGATATCCTCGCTAGCTATTTAAGTTATTTAGATAGACTTTCGCGAGTAATAGAGGTTTCAGATGAAAAGCTCAAGCAAATTGATTCACGTGGTACGTTTCAATCTGATGATGAGATAGGTTTTTTCTTTCAACAAATTAAAGGGTTACAAGATATCTTAAATGAGTTTCAGCTTCAAAAACTCAAATAGATATTATGCCCAGAAAAAAAGCCAAGAGTAAAAACTACTTTACCCAAGATACAGAAGACGCTATTGTTTTATACAATAGCCTTTCTGATTCGGATGAAAAAAGTAAAATATACGAACGTAGAATACATTATCCGTTTTTTAAATTAACGGAAAATATTATTCATACGTTTAAATTCTACTATACCGAAGTAGATGATATTGAACATTTACAACATGAAGTAATCTGTTTTTTATTATCTAAAATCCATTTATTTGACCCAACTAAAGGAGCAAAAGCATATTCTTATTTTGGCACTATTGCTAAACGCTACCTAATCCTTCAGAACCAAAAGAACTACAAAAAACGTATTGATAAAGCCCCAGTTGAGGAACTTTATAAAGATGATAACCATTCTTATAGTATAAGTGATCATCCAGCAGAAGACCCCTTATCAAAGTACATAGATTTATTTGTAGAACATTGTACTAAAAATATTTATAATCTTTTTCCTAAACAACACGACGCTGAAGTAGCTGATGCTATTTTAGAATTATTCCGTAAACGAGAAGAAATAGATATTTTTAATAAAAAAGCATTATATATCTACATTCGTGAAATGGTTGATGTTAAAACTCCCAAAATCACTAAAATAGCTAACCAACTATACGATATATTTAAAGATAATTATATATTTTATATTGATAATGGTTATGTAGAATTTGAGTAGGTTATATTTATAATAAACAAAACACTATAAATATGAGTGCTCAATTCGAAAAAGTAATATTTGGTAAGAAAAAATTCTCGGATTTACTCGAGGAAATTTACACTAACCAAAAGCGCCGCGAAGCACAAGTAACAGCGCTTATATCCGAATTAAAACCGATGGTTACCGACATTGGTGACGCTACCCTAATTGTACCTTTAATTAAAGAATACATGGAGATTGGAGTTAAAAATGATGATGCTCTAATTAAAATGGCTACTTTAGTTCAACGTGCTTTAAATAACACTAATGAAGATGGTGGTTTAGGTATTTCGGATGAAGAAAAAGCCCAATTACTTGAAGAAATGGAAAAACTTCAAAAAGATAAGTAATGGCTTTTGGAAATAAAGATACAATTAGGAGTGGGAAAGATATAGCTGATTACTTAAGTCAAAACAGCTCACAATTAGTTCCCGCTAGAGTTATTAATATAGATCAAAGTACTACTTTATCTAATGGTACTATTCTAGTTGAACCTATGGGGGTTAATTCGACCAACCAAGGAAGTGCTGGACTATCAGCTTTACCTTTATTTCCTAATATTAAAAATTACCCTTTAACAAACGAAACAGTATTTTTAATTTCACTACCCTCAGGTGAATATTCAAATACTCCAGGTAAAACTCAATATTACTATATAAGTCCTATTAAACTTTGGAATAGTCAACATACTAATCCAACTCCCAATCAATATGAAAATATAAAGGGTAGTAACCAAAATAAAAGTATTGAAGAAGTTGAAGCAGGTTCTCCTAATATATCTACAGAACAACAAACTAGTAAATTTAAACCTGGGAATTATTTCACTGAAGAAAGTAATATTTTCCCTCTATATCCATTTGAAGGAGATATTATAGTAGAAGGTAGATTTGGTAACAGTATTAGACTAGGAAGCACTAATATCAACTACCAGTCAAAAACTACTAAAGAAATTATTAATAAATCTTTTGAAAAATCATACACATACCCTTCTGGAGAAATTGGGGTTACAGCAGATTTTATAAGTCAATTAACATTAATTAATAATCAAGTTACTAGCTTTTCAAATCAATATCCTGAGTATGCTATTAGTGTTTATGTAGTTTCAAGTGAATCCCAAGTAACTAACCCTAATAATTTAGCTGTTGGAGAATTGGCTAGATTAAGAGCTCAAAAGTTAAAAGAAACTTTACAAACTTTTTCTAACCTACAATTTAATATTAATATATCTTCTAAAGTTGGTGAGATTCCTTACGAAATAGGAAAAGATAATCCAAATGATCCTAAATACATTCAAGACCAATATTCAACTGTAAAAGTATATTTACAAGCTGAGGAAATAACCGAAAAACCCTCTCAACCCACAGCTTTAAATGACTGGTCAAATTCACCTGAAAATGGTGATCCTATTACAATTATAAGAAATGGCCAATCTTCTTCTTTAACAGGTAGTGCCCAAAATTTAATTATTGAAAATATTAATGATGATGTTTCATCTATTTGGTTATCTTCAACACAACAAATCCCTATCACAGCTTCTTCAACTAATGATTACCTTTCATATAGTAATTCTGAAAATGTACCTGAGGCTGTAAATCAATATATAGGATCTCAAGTTATATTAAATTCTGGGAGATTATTATTTAATACTAAGGAAGACCATTTAATGTTATCCTCAGCAAAAAGTATTAACTTAAATGCTATAGAAGGGATTTACACTGATACTATAGGTGATACTGTATTCCAATCTAATAGAGTATATTTAGGAGGAACTAAAAACTCTCAACCTATAGTATTAGGTGATGAACTAGTTTCATTATTAACTGATGTATTAAATGATTTAAGTTCTTTAACTAATTCTATTCAATTGCAAGCTAGTATGCCTGCTGGTTCTCCCTTAACTATAATGGGTCCTATAGCCCAAACTATTAAAACCAAAATCCCAGGGTACCAACAAAGATTAAAAAATACATTATCTAATACTACTAAGACTGTATAATGGCACTTACTCCTAAGCAAATAGAAGATATAAGAGCAAATTCTGCTAAAAAAAGAAAATTACTGAGAGGTAAATTAAGTTTATCTTCGTTTGATCCTAATACTATTCTTAATTCTTTCCCTGAAAATTTAAAAATTCAAGGACAACAAAAATTACCTTCTTTATTTTTAGATCAAGGAAATAAATTATTATCTAAAGTGTTCCCTGCTCTAAATGAAATTATAGAGAAATTTGGTATTACTGACTTAGAAGGTCAAATGAATGGAGAAGGGGTGAATTTTGAAGAATTAAAACAACAGTATTGTCCTACTAAACCTGAACTAGATAGATTAATTTTACAAAGAAATAATTTAGTAGATTATTTAAATGGTGTAGGTGATACATTGGATAGATTAGCTACTACTGTCAATTTCGGAGCAGGTATAGCCTCTTTACTTCAAGGAATTATCACAGGTTTGAAACAAGGGAAAACTATTGCCCAAATTGCTTTAAGCTTTATCCCTTTTGGTCTACCAGGAGCAGCCGTAGCTTCTCCTGCTATCGCAGGTGATGTTTCTGATAATTTAACATTTAAAGCTGATGGTACACCTAGATTACCACCTTTAACTATAATAGCATCAGCTGTATCTGGACCCATTGCTGCGGTTCAAGCCATAATTTTAAAAATAGTTGCTTTATTAGAAAAAGTTGATTTACTTATTATGTTATGTAATCCTAATGCTACTCTAACATCCACCTCTAAAACTATCCAAGATACAGCAGCTAACGAAATTTTAGCAGATGATGGTACTTATAAAGGATTTATTTTAGAAATCGAAACTAAAAAATACACAGATACTGTAAACCAAAATAGAGCAGTAGGTAAAAATAAATCTGGAATAGTAATGATAGCAACAGAATATTCTTTTGCTTCAAATCCTAACGTATTAATTAACGAACTTAAATTTATTATTGATAGAGACGATTTAAAAGCCTACTAAAACTAATATTTATAACATATGAAAAGCACAGAACTTAAAAAACTAATTAAAGAAGCGGTAAGAGAAGCTATTCAAGAGGAACTAAAAGATATCCTTCTTGAAGCAGTTAAATCACCCAAAGCCCAAATCTCAGAAGGAGCTTCAGTTTCTCCTTCTGTGGCCAAACCTGACCCACAAGCCCAAAAAGCATTCAGACAACAAATGTTATCCCAAATGCAAGCTGGAAATGGTAATATGACTTTAACAACAAATGATGCAGGTACATTTAGACCCGTTGGTGGCTCAACAGCTGCTGAAGGTTCAGCTTTACCTGGGGGAAATGTAGGTTTAGACCAAATTATGGGTTTAATGAATAGCAAATAATGGCTTATAATGCTCAACAAATATCGCCTATTGATTTTCAACCTAGTGTAGGTGTTGGGGTATCCTTACCTTTTAATGGTAATTCTTGTTTTAATACTACTTTTACTACACAAGAAGCAATTAAATCAAATTTAATTAATTGGTTTTTGTGTAATGAGGGAGAGAGACCATTAAATCCTACTTACGGTGGAAATTTAAGAAAGTTTATTTTTGATCAAATTACAAGCGAAACTTTAGATTTTTTACAAGAAGATTTACAATCTCAACTAGCCACTTATTTCCCATCAGTAATATTGGATGACATTGAAATCTCAACCCAACCTGATTATAATACAGTTAATGTGGTAATCAAATATAGTGTTCAAAATACCAATATAAGTGACGAATTAAATATAACATTTAACTAATGGCAGTAAATAGAGACATAAAATATATTAATAGGGATTTTACTAATCTAAGACAAAGTTTAGTAAACTATTCAAAAACTTACTTCCCTACTACTTATAACGACTTCTCAGAAACATCACCAGGTATGATGTTTATGGAAATGTCGGCTTATATTGGTGATGTTCTTTCATTTTACCAAGATAATCAATTTCAGGAAACATTCTTACAATATGCTCGTGAAGCTAAAAACTTATACGATTTAGCATATATGATGGGATATAAACCTAAAGTAACAGGAGTTGCTATGGTTGATATTGATTTCTACCAAACTGTCCCATCTTCAGGTTCGGGAGCTAATCAAGTACCAGATTACAATTATGCTCTATTAATTAATGAAAATTCTCAAATTTCTGCTCAATCAAATGGTAATATTAAGTTCCTAGTTGAAGATCCAGTAGATTTTGATACTTCATCTTCATTAGATCCTACAATAGTATCTATATACGAACAAAGCGGTACAACTGTTAATAGCTTTCTTTTAAAAAAGACTAGAAAAGCCATTTCTGCTGCTATTAATACTACAACGTTTTCATTCACTTCCCCCCAAGAATTTGCTACTCGTACAATTACAGCCAATAATTTAATTGGTATTTTAGATATAGTTGATGCTGATGGGAATACTTGGTATGAAGTAGACTATTTAGGTCAAGATATGGTATATGATTCTATTAAGAATACTAACCCAAATGACCCAAATACTTATACAGATATAGACGCTCCTTATTTATTAAAAACTAAACAAGTTGCTCGTAGATTTGCTACACGTTTTACAAATTCTACAACCTTACAAATCCAATTTGGTGCAGGTACGAGTACAACTACAACTGAAGAAGTAACACCTAATGCTGATAATGTTGGTTTAGGTTTACCATTTGAAAAAAATAAACTCACAGCTGCTTACTCACCTCAAAACTTTATTTTTAATAATACTTATGGTATTGCTCCCTCTAATACTACTTTAACAGTTAGATATTTAACGGGAGGAGGTGCAAGCGCTAACGTATCTGCTGGGGATTTAACTACATTATCTAATAGCACTGTTACTTTCCAAACTACAGATTTAACGAGTAATGTCGCTGATGATACATTTAATTCACTTCAAGTAAATAACCCAAGAGCAGCTTCCGGAGGTAGTGATGGTGATACAAATGAAGAAATTAGACAAAATACTATATCTAATTTCTCAACCCAAATGCGTAGTGTAACGCAAGATGATTATTTAGTTAGGTCACTTTCTATGCCTTCTAAATATGGAGTTGTATCAAAAGCATATATTGAAAAAACTAAAATCGACAACTTACTCCCAGGTGAAATACCATCTACATTAGATTTATATATTTTAAGTCAGAATGCTAATGCTAATTTAGCAACAGCTTCTTCAACATTAAAACAAAATCTTCAAACTTATTTATCACAATATAGAGTAGTTGGTGATTCTGTAAATATTAAAAATGCCTTTATCATTAATATAGGTATTGATTTTGAAATAACAGTTAGACCTAATTTTAATAGTAATGAAGTATTAAGAACATGTTTAACAGAACTTAAAACTTATTTTAACATTAACAATTGGCAAATTAACGAACCTATACAGAAAAAAGAAATTTTCTTACTTTTGGATAAGGTTCAAGGTGTTCAAACTGTTAAAAAAGTAGAAATTTCAAATAAAGTAGGAATATCTTCAGGATATTCTCAATATGCATATGATATTGAAGGTGCTACATTAAATGATGTAATTTATCCATCTTTAGATCCTATGATTTTTGAAGTAAAATATCCTAATAGTGATATTAAAGGGAGAGTAGTAACATTATAATTATGGGAATTTTAGACAAATATAACGAACAATCCTGGAGTTTAGCATATTACCCTCCTACAGGTAATACTCCTGTTAGTGGGAGAAGAGGAGCAACTGAAGCTAGACTTGATGGACCCGATGCTAAACTAGCAAGTTCTTTTGATAAAACTAGTTTAGATTTAGAAAATTCATCTCCGTTAGGAGGCCCCATTAATGTTCCATATACTACTAAAGTTGGAAGTGAGACTGTATCTAAAACAACTACCCAACCCTATACTCCTAAAAACACATATATAGATAATTTACAATCTCAAGAATTAATAGATAGAGCTAGAGACCCATTTAAATAAATACCATGGCAGTATATAAAATTTTCCCATATAAAGATACTAGCTTGTATTCAATGTTTCCTACAATGAATACGGGTATAGACCCTATTAATCAAATCTCAAACCTTAATTTTGCTATTGATACCCAACCCTCAGTAGCTAGAACTATTCTTGCGTTTGATTCTGATGAAATTACGGATGTAATTGAAAACACTATTGGAAGTACAGATTATACTACTAGATTAAGATCTTTTATTGCTACGGCACAAGGTATAGTTGAATCTTCTATTTTAGAGGTTTGGCCTGTAGCTGTTCAAGCTGATTCTACTAATACTTGGAACCAAGGTACTGGTACTTATTTAGACCAACCCTTAACTACAGATGGAGCTTGTTGGGAGTCTCCGTTTTTTGCTAATAGTAACCAATGGCCTATTGGATATACAGATACTACTTACGGTTATATTTCAGGTTCATATGATAGCCAATATGCTACTATAGGAGGAGGAGCATGGTTTACAGGATCTGCTACTACTTCTACTTTTAATATTACCGCTTCTTTCGAACCTAGAAGTGATAAAGATTTAAATATTAATGTAGATGATATTGTTCAAGCATGGACTAGCTCTGAACTACCTAATCATGGATTTTTATTAAAATGGGAAGGTAATGCTGAATTTAACACCAGTAAATTAGTACAACCTGTAATGCAATATTATAGTGTTGATACTAATACTATTTACCCCCCACAATTAGAATTCAGATGGGATGATTCTGTATGGAATACTGGTTCATCATCAACCACAGTACTAAACGAACAGAATATGTACATTTCGCTAGCTGAAAATCCAGGCATATTCTATTCAGAAAGTTTTAATAGATTTAGATTAAATGTAAGACCAAAATATCCACCTCGTGTGTATACAACAGGATCTTTATATACTAAACAATATTATCTCCCATCAGGTTCAGCATGGTAT